AAGGAAGTCTCTATCCTACAGTGAGCATCCGTAATGGCGCTCAAGCAGCGTTAAAGGACTGCAAAGCTAACTACGAGTGGATCAACACCTTTGACTCTGTAGTCATCTGCTTCGATGCCGATGAGCCGGGGAAGAAGGCTGCTAAGGAAGTGGCTGAGTTGTTCGGCAACAAGGCCAAGATCATGCAGTACAAGGATGGCTACAAAGATGCTTGTGAATACTTGCAGTCAGGTGCGTCTAAGGAGTTTGTTAATGCTTGGTGGAGGGCTGCTCCGTATGTACCTGATGGTATTGTCAACGCTGCTGATCTCTGGGAGGAAATCTCCAAGCCAGAGCCTGTGGCAGAGGCTCAGTACCCGTGGAAGGGACTTAATAAGCTCTTGTATGGTATCCGGCCAGCGGAGCTAATTACCGTTACTGCCGGAAGCGGGTTAGGTAAGAGTCAGTTCCTTCGGGAGATCTTATACTTCCTGTTGAAGACTACGGAGTGGAACATCGGTGGGCTCTTCCTTGAGGAATCTACTCGTAAGACAGCACGTAGTATCATGTCGCTGCACGCTAACAAGCTACTGCATTTGCCTGATACACCGACCAATGAACAGGAGCTTAAAGATGCGTTTGACAACACTTTGGGAAGTAATCGTATTTATCTGTTTGATCATTTCGGTAGCAGTGACGTTGATAATATTACTAACCGAATCCGATACATGGCTAAAGCTTGCGACTGTCGTGTTGTGTTCCTAGATCACCTATCTATTGTGGTCTCGGGGCAAGACTTAGGCGACGAGCGCAAAGCTATTGACAACATGATGACAAAGCTACGCACACTGGTGCAAGAGCTGAACATTACTTTGATCTGTGTGAGCCACCTTAAACGTCCTCAGGGCAACCAAGGACACGAGGATGGTGGTAGCGTGTCATTGTCACAGTTGCGAGGCTCTGGAGCCATTGCACAGTTGAGTGATGCAGTGATTACTTTGGAGCGTAACAGCATGGCTGAGAACGAGGATGAACGTCACTTGACTAAGATTGCAGTGGCAAAGAATCGGTACAACGGGGAAACTGGCCCTGCTTGTAAGTTACAATATAATGGCTATACAGGGCGTATGGTCGAAGTTGAGGAAGAGGTATTATGACAGCATGGCATGGCGGTAAAGGCTCAGGTAGCCGCCCTAAACAAGTGAGCAATGAGGACTATGCAAACCGATGGGATGCTATCTTCGGGCGTGATAAAGACAAAGAGGAAGAACCCATTGGTAAGGCCTTGGAAGAGGAACCGTTGAAGGAGTTTACTAATCATGGTTGAATCTATTATTGTTGCTGTAACAGGCGCGGGTTACTTGGTGGTAGGTGTGCTACAATGGAGCAAGGGAGAAATCTCTAACGGGATGGTGTGGCTAGGTTACAGTTTTGCACAGGTGGGCTTATGGTTGAATCTGAAGTGATCTTAAAAGAGAAAGTTAAAGAGTTGTTTAACACATACTTTAACTACGTGGAAGAATCTGATGGCGGTTATTTGTTTCATCCTATCGCTGTTGGGTGCTGCCGAGTAATGAAAATGGAGGCTTTAGGTAAGCTGTTGACAGAGATACGAGAGCTGTCTGGCGCTAATCCTGATCCTCTTGAAAGGAAATAATTTGAGTAGTTCACTTCTAACATTAACGAAAGAAAATAAAATGAAATTCGATAAACAAACTTTGATTGCATTAGCTTGCGAGGATCATGTCGAGTCTTATGAAATCATTGAGACTGAGATGACAGGTCAGCGTCGTTGGGTAACAGAATACACTCAGGTGTTTAAGTACAAAGATAAATACTATGAGACCTTCTTTGATGTTGGATCAACAGAGAACTGTGATACTCGGCCATATGAATACGAAGGCGATGAAGTTGACTGTGAAGAAGTAGTTCCTGTTGAAAGGACTATCATTGTTTATGAGAAAATTAAGTGAGGAACTAAAATGCCTGACATTTCAATGTGCGAGGGGGGTAAGTGCCCTCAAAAGCAAACGTGTTACCGCCACACGGCCTTTCCAAATGAGTACCGACAATCTTACTTTGTAACGCCTCCTTATCAGATGGATGGATGCCCTTATTACTGGAAAATGGAAGAACACGATTATGCGGATCGTCCTGGACATCGAAACAAATCTAGCACACGACAAGATTCATGTGGTAGTGACGAAGAACATTGACACTGGAGAAGTACGTAAATGGAAAGCAGCCGACAGCCTGCGGGAGTATTTAAAGGACGTGTCGTTGATAGTCATGCACAACGGCATCGTTTTCGATGCACCAGTATTGAATCGCTTATGGAAGACGAAGATTCGTTTGAATCAAGTGTACGATACATTGATAGTAAGCAGGCTTCTCGACCCGAGCCGCGAGACAGGTCACAGCCTCGAAGCGTGGGGGAATACTCTAGGCTTTCACAAGATTGACTACGCTGCTGTATGGCAGTGGATGATGGACAGGAAAGAGGAGTATAAGAATGAGTGTTTCGACTATCCTATTGACAACCTTCTTACTGATTACTGTATTAGGGACGTTGAAGTTACTGCTAAACTGTATCTCAAACTGGTCAATGACTTTAATGAGAAACAGTTTAGTCTGGAGTCGTTGGAACTTGAACACAGTGTTGCAGCTATCATTGCTCAACAAGAAAGATCGGGGTTTAAACTTGACCAAATCTACACGACCTGCTTACTTACTGACATCAAGTCAAAAGTGGCAGCAATATATGAGCGAATGCAACAGAGATGGCCTCCTGTCACAGTTGAACGATACTCTGACAAAACTGGAAAGCGACTCAAAGATTCCATTGTTACTTTCAACCCCGGAAGCAGACAGCAGATTGGCGAACGACTGAAAGAACTTGGGTGGAAGCCTAAGACCTTTACACCTACAGGTCATCCGATTGTGGATGAATCTGTGCTTGATGAAATTATTAAGGAGTGTTCGTGATGTTTATTAGTAAAGAACAGCAAATAGTTGTTGAAACTCGTCAAAAGATGGGTTATGAATGCGAAAAGATGGATAACGGTTTTTGGCTCTGCTTTAAAGGGCGCCATAAAATGATTATCAATGGTTGTGGATGGGATACTTATACGGGGGTACGATGAATGAGCTTTCACTATTCACGGGCGCTGGTGGAGGGCTACTCGCAAGTATGCTCCTCGGACACAATATTGTATGCGCTGTCGAACGAGATGAGTACTGTATCGAGGTTCTCATTCAACGGCAAAACGAACGAGCTCTATCTCCGTTCCCGATTTGGGACGACATATGCACGTTTGATGGAAGACCATGGCGTGGAACTGTGGACTTGGTTTCTGGAGGATTCCCCTGCCAAGCGTTTAGTTCAGCAGCAAGAGGTAGAAATATTGCTGAAAAAGACTTATGGGGAGAAATGCGTAGGGTTATCCGAGAGGTTGAGCCTAAAGTTGTCTTTGCTGAAAATGTTTCCGAAAGAGCAATATTACAAGCACAGGACGACTTGTTGGAACTCGGATATAACAGTAAACGTATCAAACTTTCAGCGAAAGACGTTGGTGCAGACCATGAAAGGGATAGATATTGGCTACTTGCATACACCGACTACTATGGCGAACTTTGCCGCGCCATCAATGCAAAAACATCGGTCGTGCAGGAATTACGTAACAGTGTTTGGGAAACCTACCCCGGAGAATTTCGAGTATCTGATGGCGTGGCCTACAGGATGGACAGACTTAAAGCCCTTGGCAATGGACAAGTTCCTCTTGTGGCAGCAAGCGCATGGTGTGAACTTCACAAAGCAGTAGTATGAAAGACAAACAAGCTCTTAAAGAAGCGGCTGAACTCATCAAAGAGTATTTGATGCTAAATAAACGTATCAGTCAGATTGAATCGTGGTTAGAAGCTGTAGGCAAGGACGGTAGGGTACATGGTAAAGTTATCACCAATGGAGCGGTAACGGGCCGGATGACCCATAGCAGCCCTAATATGGCTCAGATTCCCAATGCAGGTTCCATCTACGGGCCTGAGTGCCGGGAGTGCTGGTCAGTTGAGGACGGTAATGTGTTGGTAGGTTGCGATGCTTCAGGTCTGGAGCTTCGTATGTTGGCTCACTATATGAAGGATGAAGGATATGTCAGAACTGTCTGTGAGGGATCATCTAAAGATGGAACGGATGTTCATACAGTTAACCAAAGAGCAGCAGGACTCGCTTCTAGAGACAATGCAAAAACTTTTATCTACGCCTTCCTATATGGAGCAGGAGATGCAAAGATTGGTAGCATTGTGGGAGGCAGTGCAAGAGACGGGACAAAGCTCAAAGCTAAGTTCCTTGCTCAAACCCCTGCCCTCGCAAAGCTCCTCGAAAGAGTCAGCAAGCAAGCCGCCAAAGGGTGGGTTCCCGGACTTGATGGGAGGCGTATTTGGGTTCGATCCGAGCATGCGGCTCTCAATTCGCTCCTCCAAGGCGCAGGCGCTGTAGTGATGAAGAAGGCTTTGGTCTTGTTTGACGACAAGGTTAAGGCTAACAAGTGGACGGTGAAGTATGTCGCCAATGTCCACGATGAGGCTCAGTTAGAATGTTCAAAAGATATTGCCGAAGATGTTGGCAAAGCCTTTAAACAGAGTATAATTGAGGCCGGTGAGGCTTTCAAACTTAGATGCCCCTTAGATGGGGAGTACAAGATTGGAAGGAATTGGAGAGAAACCCATTAAAGTTTCATGCAAACTCTTGACATTGCCTAAACAGCGTGTACAATATTAGGTAAGAAGCGAGTGTGGTGGAACTGGTATACACAGCAGACTTAAAATCTGCCGCCGAAAGGATTGAGGGATCGAAGCCCTCCACTTGCACCAACAACGGCCTTAACTGCTATGGGGTTCTTCTTGTAAGACAATCAGTGACAGCTTGGAGAGACAAGCATCTTCATAAACGGAAATTAAATAAGGAAATTCAAATGGATAACAAACCAGTCAAGATCGCAGGCCAGTTGTTTTGGGCGAATTGGATGAAAGAGTTTAATACTCGTTTTAACACCGAGAATGAAAAGTACGAATGCACACTCGGTATGCTCTCTGACAAGGCTTGTGAGGCTCTTAAGGAACAGGGTATCGTGATTAAGAATAAGGACACAATGGGTAACTACATTGTTGGTAAGTCTAAGTTCTTGTTCGAGCCTGTGGACGCTGAAGGTAATCCAGTGGCTATCGAGAAGATTGGTAACGGCACTAAGGTGACAGCTCTGGTAGGCTCCTATCGCCATAAGATGTCAGCTAAGTTCGGCTCTGCCCCTTCGATCAGTAAGTTGATTGTTACCGACTTGGTTGTCTACGGCGATGACGTAGATGGCGATGATGACTCAGACATCCTGTAAGGAGTCACCTAAGATAGCATTGGTCGATGCTGACTTTTTAGTCTACCGAATAGCATTCTCTTCGGAAGATGAGCCAGTCGGCATCGCTAAGGCACGATTAACGGAGTGGTTAGAAGATTTTATCTATGTGAATCTCAAGGCTGACGAATACACAGCTTGGATCACAGGTAAGACTAACTACCGTTATGACATTGCCAAGACAGTGCCATACAAAGGCAACCGTAAAGATGTTCAACGACCTAAGCACTACGAAGCCCTGCGGGAGCATCTAGTCAAGCGTCATGGGGCTATCGTTACGGTTGGTGAGGAAGCTGACGATACCGTAGCCATTGCGTCCACGAAGCTCTTGGATGAGTGCTGGATTGTTCATGTGGATAAGGACTTGGATCAGCTTCAAGGATGGCACTACAATCCTGTCAAAGATGAGAGATACTATGTCGATGAGTTCACAGCGTATAAGTCGTTTTCGACGCAACTTCTCACTGGAGATAGGATTGACAATATCCCGTGCTTGGCAGGCATTGGCCCGAAGAAGGCAGCTAAAGCTCTCCAAGACGCAAAGACGAAAGAAGACCTCTTACGTTGTGCGTGGAAGAAGTATCAAGAACTGGGGCATACGCTGGAGTATTTTACTGAACAAGGACAGCTCTTGTGGCTGAGACGATATGAAGGAGAGCTATGGCAACCGGACGTAAAATTACTGCCAAACAAGTTGCAACTAAGTACGGATTCCGCAGCGGACTTGAAGAAAGAGTAGCGGAACAACTGGATCAGTTAGGTGTGTCTTATACGTATGAGAAGGTTAAGTTGAAATACATTCGACCTTCCTCTGAACATATCTATACGCCTGACTTTGTGCTTGCCAGTGGCATCATTGTTGAGACTAAGGGAAGATTTCTCCTAGCTGATCGTATGAAGCATTTGATGGTCAAGAAACATAATCCAGAGTTAGACATTAGGTTTGTATTCAGTAATTCCAATGCACGTATCAGCAAAGCGTCTAAGACAACGTATGCTATGTGGTGTAGGAAGCACGGATACAAGTTTGCTGATAAGACAATTCCTCAGGAGTGGTTAGATGAGAGTTAAAGCATATAACAGGGAAATTCACTATGACTTCTCTAAAGAAGAAGTAGATTTCTTAAAGCTCTTAGAGCTATGGGATGAGCTCAAAAAGAAGTTGAAGCCTCACGAACGAGTGACGGTTGAGGGATACGAAAGGGTTGACAGTGAGTAATGTAAATTTGGTATGCTATTCCGTACCTGCTCCGGGGCTGGTTGAGAAGGGCATTAAAGACGCTCAAGACCTCTTAGCGTTCATGGCTCGTGTCTCTAACCCGGACAACCAGTATGCAACAGAGTCAGGCCCGAAGTTGTTGAAGTACTTGATTAACAATAAACACTGGTCTCCTCTGGAGATGGTACACTTGTCAATCGAGATGGAGACAACGCGCGACATTGCACGACAGATTCTGCGACATCGTAGCTTCAGCTTCCAAGAGTTTAGCCAGCGGTATGCTGCTGTACAAGGTTTTGAGTTGTCTGAGGTTCGCCTACAGGATTCTAAGAACCGACAGAACAGCCTTGAAGTAGGTGACTCTAGTCTACATAACTGGTGGTTTCAAGCACAGAAAAGGGTTCGTGATGACGCTGAGTTGGTTTATAACATGGCTCTTGCCAAAGGGGTTGCCAAAGAGCAAGCACGAAAGCTACTGCCTGAAGGATTAACCATGAGCAGGATGTACATGGCAGGTAATCTGCGTAGTTGGCTTCACTATGTGGATATTCGCTGTGATGCGGCTACGCAGAAGGAACACCGAGAGGTTGCTGAACAGGTGAAACTGATCGTCTGTGAACAGTTCCCTGCCGTTAAAGAATTGTTTTATGCAAAGGAATTGACTAATGCTTCTAAATGAATATCAGGAACTAGCGTTCAAGACAGCGATGGAGACAGCTAAGAACCCTGCTTACATGATCTCTAACCTCACCTCTGAAGCCGGTGAAGTTGCAGGTAAGTATGCCAAGTGGATTCGAGATGGTGTCTTGGACGAAGAAGGAATGCAAAAGGAAGCCGGTGATGTGCTCTGGCAGATCGCTGGTCTATCCACTGTAATGGGCTGGAGCTTGGCGGATATTGCCAGTAAGAACCTTCAGAAACTAGCAGCACGTAAACTTAACAATACCCTCACAGGGTCAGGAGATTCTCGATGATTGATAAAGACGATATTGGCCAAGCATACAGCTTTACCTATACAGATTGTGACGGCAAAGAGCATACCAAGACAATCAAGACTCCCGGAGCTTCGTGGCATGAGTGCTTGGACGACTATGTGAAGTTCTTGGAGTCAGTGTTTGGGTATGCTATCAAGAGTCAGGTACGCTTGGAAGAACCTACGTGGCTAGGTGCAATGTACACGCACTACCCTGACTACATTGAGCCTTGGACGGGTGAGTACTTCACTAAGGACGTGGAAGTAGTAGATGAACTTACTGATGAATATGGCCGGGGTGAGTAAAATGCGTAAAAACTATGGGCATTATGTAGGAAAAACATCAGCGGAGTACCATCAGGACTACCGCTTGCGTAATCCCGAACAATGCCTTCTTGCATCCGCTAGAAACAGAGCACGTAAAAAAGGAATTAATTTTGATATTACAGTAGAGGATATTTTTATTCCTCAAAACTGTCCTATTTTAGGTATTCCTTTAACACGCAATCTCGGAAATCACGGAGGAACTTCTTCATCAGCTAGTCTGGATAAAATAATTCCTGAACTAGGCTATGTTAAAGGAAACGTGCAGGTTATTTCTTTATTGGCAAACAACATGAAAAGTAATGCAACTAAAGAACAGCTTTTGTTGTTTGCTGAGTGGATTAAAAAGGAGTATTTATGAAGATCTTGGTCGTGCCTGACTGTCAAGTCAAAGAAGGAGTACCTCTGGATCATCTTGAGTGGGCGGGGAAGGCTATCTGTGACTATCGACCAGATGTGATTGTGAACATCGGCGACTTCGCAGACATGCCCTCCTTGTCTACCCATGATGTCAAAGGGTCTAAGTACTTTGAAGGTCTTCGCTACAAGAAAGATGTAGAGGTGGTTAAGGAGGCTATGAAGAAGCTTCTGAAACCTCTGCGTGACTTGCAGAAGACTCAAAAGGAATCCAAGCACAAGGTGTATAAGCCTCGCATGGTGCTGACTCTTGGTAACCACGAGAATCGTATCAACCGTGCTGTGAACAATAACCCTACACTTGAAGGACTCATCAGTGTTAAAGACTTGGATTACGACAAGGATTGGGAAGTACATGAATTTCTACATCCTGTATTTCTCAACGATGTTGGCTTTAACCATTACTGGCCAGTTGGTGCTATGGGCCGTCCTGCTGGAACCGCTTCGGCGATTGTCAACAAGCTGCACATGAGCTGCATTGCAGGCCATCAGCAGGGGAAGCAGATTGCCTACGGTAAACGCGCTGATGGTAAACCTATCTGTGCTATCATCGCAGGTAGTTATTATCTGCATGATGAAGACTACATGGATCAGCTCTCTAACCGTCACTGGCGAGGACTGCTGATGTTAAACGACGTTAAGGATGGCGGCTTTGATGAGATGCTGTTGTCGATTGACTACCTTGAAAGGAAGTACAGTGAACAAGTGTGATACGTGCTTCTACGCACTAAATGATAAGGACTTAGAAACTCCGTGTATTACCTGTACCGGATACTCTAACTTCGTAAAAGGAGATTTGTATATGACACCTAGTCACTCAGCGCAGCCTTT